CGGTGCGACTGTTTCAGAATTACCACTGCTTCCGTATGAGAAGCAGTTAATTAAAACGATTGGCTGCAGTGAAGAGGAGTATCGATATTTTGTAGCAGAAGCAATCAAACGTGGGCAGATCAGACCGGCTGCGTATGACGGTGTTCCTGATGTTAGATGTGAGATTACTACAGCCGCTTTTCTCACTCAGTTAGCGATTGGCATCGTCCTTGGCGCTGTTAGCTATCTGCTTACGCCCAAGCCAAAAGCACCTGAGGCTTTTGATGGCCAAAGACAGCTAGACAGCATTCGTGGTGGCAATCGCTTTACGCCATCGTTCGGCTTCGACACCACGGCTGAGCTTGCTGATTACAACTCACCAATTCCAATTATTTTTGGCCTCTACAACTCAGTCGAAAATGTAGGCGGACTGCTTGTCACACCAAAACTTGTTTGGTCAAGAATGCTGAGTTACGGTCGGCAGCAGTCAGCCAAGTTGATGTTTGTCGTTGGTGAGCAAGGTCGTGCCGACTTTGTTGGGCCAGATGGAATTGTTCAGCCTAATCGTGCAGGCATCTTTCTTGGCAACAACGCTTTAGATGCTGTTTACGACGACAACATTGCTTTTTATTGGAAGCGTAATACCACTGCCTCAGGCTTCTCTCGTATTCAGGTTCAAAACAAGTTGTTCGGCACAAGTGGGCAGCCGCACTCAGCAGATCCAAATGGTGGTCGCACTGGCATCACTGAGGATGTTTTCCTTTGCCCCACACTAGAAAGTGATTTTGACAAGGGTTTTTCATACGCCTTTAGTCCAGCAAACAACACTGAGTTTGGCGTTTATGCCCCTATCCCCAACGGGAATGCTTATAGGGTCAACTGGCGAAATATCTCTATCCCTGACAAGGATCCAGAAGGACGTTTGAATTTTGAGCGAATAAAAATCGCAGGCTTATTCCAACCCAAAAAAGGCGAAACACGCAAATCCAGCATGGCTGGCGTTGGCAGAAACTACAGCCGCAGAATGGGTGTCTACGAGTACATCGGCAGCGGCTCGGAAACATTCAGTAATGAGTTCCGAAGCGAACGAAACGTCTCTGTCGGAGATCGGATCAAGTACCTAATCAGCAACACTAGGATTGATGAAGCGATCTATGAGGACAAAGCAACCGTTAACGACATCAACAGTGAGATTGAATCACAGCAAATCGCTGCTGATGACGCGATGCAGCTTGGCGAGCTGTTTTCTATAGGCGCAACTGTTTGGAAGGTTATTGATCGAGAAGTTGATACTTTTATCCCAAAGTCGCGCAATGGCGAGGATCAAGTTATTGAACTCGAGTGCATTGACACATCAGAAGCGCGAATCCCAAGAATCGGGCTTGTTGACAAATCCAAGGTAATCGAGCCAGGCCAAGGCTTCATAAATGACGATGGTGCTGGTGTTGGCGCTGGCTTCTTCGTCCTTACAAAGTATGCTCGTGCTCTTGTTAGAAACAATCGTCCCTGTGACGTAACTGAGATCGGAATTGCAAGCACGGTCAATCAACAGCTGAACGGAATATGTAACTTCCAAAGCCTTATCAGCCCTGAAGAGCTTGATGACGCTGATGACGATGGCCTGAATATTCAGTCAGGCACTATCTCAACTTCGGTTAGAAGAAGCTCTGCATTTAGCATTTACATTCGCAAGGCTGGCCTGGATTCAAGTAACAATGAATTTGCCTACGCTCCAATCGTCGAGACAAGTTCTGGTGAGCCTAGAATTTTTGTCATCACTGGAAGCAAGCCAGTTAGGCAGTACAACTTTTTGCGTTTCAGGCACCCAGAAGCCTCAACAGAGTATGAATATAAATTTGTTCCAAGAGCCACCGCTGAGCTTCGATCTATTGGCCAAGAAGAGAAGTTAATTCAATTAGATGCTGACTCCAAAGACAACGTTGTTGAAAATGTAAGCGTTGCTGGTGTAGGAACATTCCAACTGACAACCAAAGGACGTTTTGTACTCAAAGCTGAAATTGAGCAGGTCAAGGAGATGTTTAACGACATCGCTTTCACTGAAACTACAAAAGAAAACACTTACCCAACAGGAATAGCTGTTGATGGCTATCTTCCTAGCGACGTAGAAGAAGAGCAGACGACGCTTACCAATGTTGAATTTATTGAGCGGACTTCAGATCCAGCTATGGAAGTTGGACGCAATGGAGCGTTTACCCATTCAATTTTTGGTAGTGCTGACGCTTCGGGAGCGCAGGAAGGGGAAACTGTTACTGCAGTCAAAAAAGAAAAGCTTTCAGACAATCGCGAAGTAACTCTTGAGTATCGAGCCACCAAGGTCCGGCTTGCGGACGATCATTATGCAGTCGCAAACGGGGCAAGATTTGTTTTCAGGCTTGAGGATGACATAAGAGTAGTTAGAAGCTCAGATAACTGGGTTGGAGGTGCAACCTTTATTGTTCGTCGCGGAGCCAATGCTACTGGCGGCGGTGGAGCTTACAACAGCAGTAATCCTTTTGTTCCAAATCATCCACAGGCTGGCAACAATTTCTTGTCATCAGGCATTAAGTTACGGGTTACTGGAGTCGAAAAAGTTACAAAAAATCGCGGACGCTCCCAAGGCTATTACCACGAAATTTTCGGCAACGCAGAAAGCAAAAACTTTGGAGACACAGAGACCGAGGTAAGAAATCTAAGCCTTGGTGTTAGAGGGGGAGGCAACATGGAGCTTAGTCTCCGCCTTAAAAGTTCTGTTGTCCATCATTCAGACCATTGGACAGGTAGAAGCAAGTTTTGGGCAACCCCAACGATTGAGGTTGTAGAGAAAAACACTACAAGCAGTGGTTGGGACCAAAATGAAACATTTGATGATCTGGTGACAGTTAGAGCTAGCAACCCTTTCTACGACCACAGCAGGCATGGCAATCAGATTGGAGTTCGCTACAGGGTTGCGTCTATCAATAAAAACATTGTCGTTACAGAGAGGGAAGCATTTACTAGAGGCTTTGAGTTTCAAACGCAATATGCAGAGTTGAGCTTCTACGGCAGCCTTATAAATAAGTCTTCTGATACGGATCCTGAGCATGAGATTGTTTATGTAAATGAAATTTCTACAAATCCAATTATCCCTGAGTACAACAATCTCACAACCTGTGGGCTTGTTCTGCGCTCTAGTCGTGCATTCACTCGACTTGATCAGTTGCGGGTTTGGCTTAGCGAGGGTATCCCTGTTCGCAGACTGCATCCAACGCTATCTTCCTACGACCACAGCGATAACAGCACCAATGAGGGGCCAAGCAATCTGTTTACTGATTTGGTCTTTTACTTGCTGACCAATCCGACGGCAGGTGCTGGAGCAACTCTGAACATGACTCCAGACAGTCCAAACTTGATTGACACGGCAAGTTTCGAGACTGCATCTACCTTCCTGCGGGCTAACAAGCTTTTCTGCAATGGTGCGATTACAGACAAAGTCAACGTCAGAGAGTTTGTTGCTAGCAATGCTCCAAACTTCTTGTGCAACTTTGTGATTAAAGACGGCAAGTTTGGTTTAGTTCCCGCTGTCCCCACCAACCCAAGCACTGGCGAAATCAGCCTTGCTCCTGTTCAGTACTCCCAAATTTTCAACGATGGAAACATCCTTGAGGACTCGTTCGAGTTTGAGTATCTCAGCTCTGAAGAGCGGCGCCTGTTTACTGCTGCTGTGCGTTACCGCCAAGAGCGACCAAACAAGCTGCCTGAAGAAAGGACTGTCACCATCGCGCTGAAGGAAAGAGTTGCAAGTGAAAGCTCGGATACTGACCCCATCGAGACATTTGACCTGACGCAGTTCTGCACCAGCACTGAGCATGCGCGGATGGCTGCTCGATTCTTTATTGCAATTCGCAAGCTCATTGGCCATACGATTCGCTTCTCAACAACAGCCAGCGGCTTAAACCTCGAGCCTGGTGCTTTTATTCGGGTCGACACGGAGTCAACGCCTTACGACTCAGCTAAGACAGGCACGATTGATTCGTCGGGCAACATCACCAGTGTCTCTACGATCGACGACGGCACTTACACGGTTTTGTATTTCAAGTCTGACTCGGATGACGTTGCCACTGCGCAGATGCAGGTCAGTAGCGGCAAGGTTGGTGACTCAACCTTCCACAGCAGTGTTTTCACGATTCAGCAGACAACCAATTCGCAGAAGGTGTACATGGTTGAGCAGCTGACCTTCAACGAGGACATGACTGTTCAGGTCGTTGCCTCTGAGTATCCTTGTGACGAGCATCGAGTCAGCGAGCTGGCAAGGCTGGTCAAAGACGAAAACAACTCCTTCTTCACCACTCCTGGCTTCGACTGATGGCATTCCCCACCTCACTGCAACCAACTGGCCGTACTTATTCGCCAGGCAACTATCCGATCAAGACTTTTAAGTCACAGAGCGGGCAGGAAGTGCGGATCCTGTATGGCAATGAGCGTACTGAAACTAAGCTGAGTCTTTCGTATACCAATATTGGTGACGCTTCAGCAGAGCTGTTTCTTGATCACTACGACGAGGTGAAGGGCACGTTTAATACCTTCACGATCCCTGACAACGCACTAGCTGGGTGGCTCTCCAACTCTGACGCCTTGAGGCCAGAGGCAACCACAGTCCCAACAGTGACTTATACGGTCACGGTTGTGGACAGCAGCGGCAATAAATACCGCTTCAACGGTGGCAGCACGAATGCTGAGACTCTTGAGTTAACCGAGGGCACTGTTTATCTGTTTGACCAGTCCGACTCGTCAAACTCTGGCCATCCGCTCCGCTTCTCGACCACCAGCAATGGCACTCACAACAGTGGGACT